CTGATTATCGTTTTACTTTATGCGGCAATGCTTATGCCCATGTATCAAAATATGGAGGTAAATTTTTAAAATGAAAAAAATGATGACGTTCTTGAAAAAAGCTAAGGTTAAAGCTTTCACTCTGGTAGAAATATAGGTTACTAAAATTATTTATATTTTCCAATTGATAACAATGTCCTCAGCTGTCACCTTAACCTTGTTTATAAGCCCTCTAACAAGCACCTTTTGACTTTCGTAGTCCATTGAAAATACTTTTTCAGCATTTAGTAGTTCCCTCATATCGGCTTTTCTTTTGTCTTTTCTGAGTGTTGGGTCGTTTTCCAGTTCAGTCTCAAGAGTAGCCCTCATGCTTATAAATTCGGCTGACTTGCTTTGTAATTCTTCGAGGGTAATGCGGTCATCTATGTAGAGGTCGTTTAGTCTACTGAGTTTCTTTGACAGCTCCTCTATTTGTTTCTTGTAGCTTTCACGGTCTATGGTCTCAGCATTGTCTCCTGAAAATATTTTGTCCAGGTAATCAGCGTTATCTTGTAGTTTGCTTATTTCTTCTAGCACATAGGCCTCTAGCTTGTCTTTGTAGTAAAATCCTGAGTCACACTTTTTATTGTCGTTGTAGGTAGTAACGCCTCTCAGCGTTCGTGGGTGCCTTTGATGGCATTCATATTTTTTTAACCTGCTCCCATCTTTCCTCTTTACGCCTAACATAATTTTTAAAGGAGCACCACAGTAGCCACATTGGGCGATACCTGATAGAATGTACTTAGCTTGGAATGGTCTAGGATTGACATTCTCTGCTGCTGTCCTTTGCCTGACCTTCAGTTCCTCCTTGGTCTTGTTATAAACTTCCTCTGTGATTATCGGCTCATGATTACCTGGATAAATCTCTCCCTTGAACTGATTGAAACCACAGTAGACAGGGTTATCTAGTATGGCTCTGACCGCCCGATAGCTCCAATCAATTTCTTTGGGAAATTTCTCGTTTAGGTCATCTCTTAATTTTGTAATGGATCTCCCTCTCAGGTAACTCTCAAAGATAAACTTAATGGCCAGAGCCTGAGCTGGATTGATAGTGATAGTTCCTGTCTCTCTGTGGTAGTCGTATCCATAGGATGTTTTAGCCCACATCATGGATTTTCCAGCCTTGGCACGTCCTATTTTCCCAAGTTGCATGCGTTCCTTGATTTGCTCCCTTTCTAGCTGAGCAAAGACGCTCAAGAGCCCAATCATAGCCTTTCCAAAAGGGGTAGAGGTGTCAAAATTCTCCTGCAGACTCAAAAACGCTATATTATTCTTTATGAAAATATCTTCAATTAAGTAAAGCGTGTCTTTTTGACTACGGCTAAGACGGTCCAGCTTATAGACTAGCACTGTATCAAACTTTCTTTTTTTAGCGTCTTTGATAAGTCCCTCTAGCGCTGGTCTGTCAGTATTTGCTCCTGAAAATCCCCCATCAGTGTATATCTTGTATACATTCCAGTCTTTGATATCGCAGTAGCTAGAGAGCTTGGCTTTTTGCTCGTCGATAGAGTACCCCTCCTCAACTTGCGAGGTGGTAGACACCCTGACATATATAGCTACTTTATTTGTAGTTTTCATTGTAGTACCTCTTTCAAAATTTCCTAAAAAATGATAAAATGGGTACAAGAAAACATCTCAAAAGGTAATATCTTTTGAAAAGTTTTTCTTGTCGCTAGCCTCACGCTCTCTGGGTCCAATCTTTGAGCGTGGGGCTTTTTTTGTTTGTGTAATCAAAAAAGCTGCACAATTATTGTACAGCTGTGACCGAGGCAGGAGCTACCTGCCGTATTTTGCACTAGATGAGTTCATCTAGGTAATCCAACTGTATTTTATCAAAATTTCTATTTAATTGTCAAATATAATCCGTTCGCTAATTGCGTCCGATAATTTTCTCAGTTGCCTATCTCCGATAACTGTAGCTGATAAAACATCAATTTCTGATGTTCGTGGTTCTATTTTATTTTTATCAATAGTAGTTATGCAATCTAAGGCTGCGTAAGTCGTCTTCTCTAAACTCTTCTGAAATCTATCCATTTGCTCGTTAGCTTTTTCTAATAGTTCAGTAGATTTTTTCTTTTTCTGATAAACAGTTTTCAATGTATCGTAGTACTTATCTATGTTTTCGAATAAGTAAGGCATATCTGTTATATCAGTGATAGGTGCAATATTATCAGGTAAAACGGAATTTATTTCCTCTAGGAGTTCGTCATTTATCTTTCTAGCAGACGTAGTTGCTAATTCGTAAGTTAAATAAAAGAGTTCTCTTGAAAATTCAAAATCAAGTTTTAGTTTATCTTTACCTGGTTTAGACGTTAAAGGAATAACAGTTATAGTCCGCTTATCTTTCCTATCGTTTTTAGAGAGTGTGATAGCATAATGTGTTTTTGAAAATTCCTCTCCAAAATTCATCCCAAAATGGACATATACTATAGTTCCTGGAGCATATGTCTTGTAACGACGCCTTTTTTTATGTAGGTCTCTTTCTAACTGCTCAACATAATTCAAAAGACTTTGCCCCATTCCATAACATTTATGGTAATGGGGATTATCTTTTACAAAACTTATAAGCCGTTCGGTTGCCTCGGATAGTAGGGCAAGGTTTTCTATTTTTCCCAAATTCAGAACCCCTACACTTTATAAATATCTACGACCTCTCCGATTGTTCGGATGTCGTCGTTTTCTGTCAGATGGATTTCTTCGTATCCACTATTTAGACTTTGCAAGTACCAGGAACCGTCATAATCTCTTTTAAGCTTTTTGACGAAGTTCTTGCCGTTCACTTGGAAAATACCGATTGAGTTGACATCAATTTGACTAGCTACTCTGATAAATAATAAGTCATTATCTTCTATGAGTGGCTCCATGCTATCACCAGCAACCTTAGCGATAGTATCGTATTCCTCTGGTACATCTTCAGCTCTGAGTCTCACTTCCATATGCAGATTATCTTCCTGAAATGTTCCATGACCTGCAGCAACCAGTCCCTCTACATAATCAGTAATGTAGTCTTCGTCCTCTTGAGGCTTGTCAAACATAGAAATAATATTAGAGTTCTCTTGCTCCTCAAGTTGCTCCTTAGCATAATTAAGGACTTTCTCCTGCCTTGGTTCTTCTAGTTTGTTGTAGATCGGCAAGATTTTAGCCTCATTGCCGTTGAAATAATCTAAAGGTACGTCGAAATAATCAGCAAGGACTCTGACTGATGAAAGCCTTGGCTCTTCTTTGTCATTTTCCCATTTAGAAATTTTCCCTTTATTAAAGTTCATAGTATCAGGATACCTATTATTTAAGTTATTAGCTAACTCATCAAGAGTTAAGTTATGTTTCTTTCTAAGTTCTCTGATTTTGTTTCCAATCATTTTTCCACTTCCTCATTTCTTAATAATCATTATACTATAAAAGTTTCGTTTTCGCAAACATTTTTTAAAAAAATAAAAAAAGTTGTTGACAACGAAACAAAGTTGGTATATACTAGAACCATAAAACAAAGTTGCGAAAACGACAACTTGGAAAGGAGAGGCCTATGAGCGGTGTAATGGTGCTAGATAAGCCGTATCTAAATTTAAAAAGCATTATTGTTTCAAAAGGAATGAAACAAAAAGAAATTGCTGAACAGTTGGATATGGACAAGTCAACTTTTAACATGAAAGTCAATCGTTACCGTGGACGTGATTTCACATTTTCGGAAGCTAGCAAACTTTCAAAACTACTAGACATCAAAATGGAAGATTTCTAGTATTTTTTTAGAAAGAAAGTTTCGAAAACAACAACATAAGAAAGGAGTAAACATGAATGAACTAGAAAGAACAGCCCTCAACGAGATACTGAGGACTGTAACATATATTGCTGAAAAAGTGGATGAAATTGAAAAAATTTTAGAACCACAAGCAGAGATTAAAGACGAGATCATTGGAGCTTTATCTGCTGGCAAAGGAATCGTTGATTATGGTATAGGCTCTGCAAAAGGTGCTGTTGGCCCAAGGGCGCTCAACAACGACGAACGTCTTGCTGTGGGTTTGCCAGTGAATGAGCTTATGACCGGGGATTTAGGTGTTTAACAAAAAATTTCAATTATCTTTTGAACGGCTGGTTTATTTTCACGCTCAACAGCATCATGCCATGCGTTTAAAAATAGTTCAAAATCGGGTATTCCATACAGATTTGCTAATTTAGGTAATTCTGTAAAGAGTGCCGGAAACTCTTTAAAAATAGGGAGTAGCAGTGTTGCTAAGTATCTATTTTTAGGGCGGTCTGTATAATTTTGGATAAGATGAATGATTTCGTCGGATTGATATTTTACTAATCTTTTGTGATTGAAGACTTCAATATCAAGTAGGCTTTCTTGACTGTATTGCAAATATGGCATACTCCTTGAATGTTTATCCCATATGTTTTGATTTGAATATTCTTCTAAAAAATAATGAGCTGTCATTTCACAAATCACTTCCTCGAACCAAAACATCGTCCGCTGCTTAGCACTGGCATTGATGTAAAAATGGCACAACTCATGAGCTACTTGGTAAACGTTTCTGGCATAGAGGTCTGAACCTTCGGTTGATAAAAAAATGATGTGATTATCTGCAAATGTCATCGGTGCATCGACGATTTCAGCATCAACAATATATAATTTCTTATCAACAATACCAGGGAAAATCTTATTTGCTATATGAGGTAGATTAAGCATTACGAGTGGGTGGACACTCTTAGAGACACCATAGAAATAAAACCAATCTTTAGCATTAGGTAATTGAAATCTAAACATAATTTTTCTCCAATCATTTTATTATTTTTATTATACCAAATTTAGAAAGGAGACTGTATGACAGATTTTAAAAATTTAGATTGTCAATTTATCTTTCAAGAATGCAACTGAAAATTATACTGCTGTTAGTAATAGCTTTATCAACGATCCTGCGCTGGATTTTACAGCCGTTGGTATTATGATGGTTATTTTAGCTAATCACCCCAACTGGCAAGTCTATCCGGATGAGATAGCTAAAAGAAAAGGTGTAAGTCGGGATATGGTAGATAGACATTTCAAGAAGATAGAGAAGGCCGGTTATCTCAGAACTTTTAAAAAAAGTCTTGGACGAGGAAAAGGAGTTCAGGTCTTTCGGTTCTTCTCAGATGTTAAAATTACCGATTTTCAATTTGAAATTATGCTACAGAGATTAGAGGAGGCTTTACAAAAGTTATCCACAGATTAGCAGTTACATTTCCTTATTTTACAAATCTGTATTTTACAAATCTGTATTTTACAAATCAGTAAAATAAGGCACTAATAAATACTAACTAACAACAAGTATTAAATAACAATAAATATTAACTAACAACAAGTCCTACTTCTCTTAATAAATAAAAGAGAGAAATTTAAAATTTCAATTTTAGGACTTTGCAGAATTGGAAAGGAGTACTCGTGAAGCAATTAAAACTAAGTATTAAACCCAAACAAGAACCTACTGAAGGTCAATCTCTTAATTCGTCAGGTTATTCAGTAAAAATTAATGACTGGGAGCTTGGCAGAGGGGTCACTGGCTTCAGACTAGAAATGCCTGCGAACGGAAAACCAAAAGCCACCGTCACATTTACACCAGATGTTATTGATGTAGATGAGATGATGGCAGTTGTAGGAGTTCAAACATTACTGTCTGAACTCAATGAATAGACCACTGAAATCTTCCTTGAGTGAACCAGTGATTTGACCAGATGAAATCAGTTGCTTGGCGGTATCTTTGAAATCATCTTCCTCAAATTCTGGAGCGTGGAAGTCGTGCCCTGTACCTACTGGGATAGATGGCTCAAGCGCAGCAAACTCAAGAATTTTATCAGCGAGAGTTTGATTAAAACTCATCACTTATCCTCCTTTCGTTTAGGATAAGTTAATTATAGCAAAAAAGCCCCTCTGGAACGGCAATTCCATTGAGGGACTCAGTAAAACAGTTACGAGGTAATTATATCATGAAAACAGTAAAAAAGGAATGGAAACCAAGAATTGTAAACATCATGGCAGATGGTTCAGTCATTGAAGACTTAACAGGATATGTCATCCCTGCCGGTCATTCGTACTATGACATTATTTTAGGCATAAACAAGCAATCTAACGAAGAGGGCGTAGCTTAATGAAATTACTTACTAAGTTAAAACTCAGACTCGAAGGTGTTATTAAATCAATTAACCTTGACTGGCGAGAGGTAGCGGTCGAACTCATGACAGAACTATTTGAGGAGCGCAAACGTCGCTTTGCTTTCGAGCAAGAAATCTACAATTTGAAGCAAGAATTGGCAATCTACAAAGAAAAAGAACAAATCGAAAAAGGAGAACAATATGTTTAAAGCAATTCGTACAATCAAGAAAATAAAACAACTTCAGAAAGCAATGCACGATGCAAGCGTAGCATTTCTGCTTATGCAAGATCTCGGTTTGGTTCCTGATAGCGAAAAAAGCAGAGCCAAAGCTAAATCGTTTCATGATATGAGTCACATGCTCAAGGATATCCTAGACGGCAAGTCAGTAGACGAAGCTATGACAAGACTAGAAATCACAGTTGAAACCAACGAAGATAAAGAGGTGGAGCAGGAAGATGACCAGAATTGAACTTGAAAACCGTGTGTGGCTTTTGGCCAGCCACGAAGAAAAAAACGAATTGCTGGATCTTGGGCTAACGTCCAAGGCTAGATATGTGAAACGAGTTCTTGAGCTCGGAAAGGTTTATGCTCATGTTTGATTACGACAGAGATATAATGCAACCGCCTGAACCACGAGAAGAACTTGACCCTAGCGAGTATGTGTATATTGGATGCGGTCAGTATCGATATGTGGGTGATGAAGTATGATTCAGGAGCTACACGAAGAAATCGACAATTGGCGAGCTGAATATATTCATCTTGGTCAGGAGCTTGGAGAAATTATCAACGACCAACAGGATATTATTTTGAAATTGCAAAACGAAAATAGACGTATAAAACGTGAAAATTGGAATTTGAAGAAGACGAAAGGAAGAAAGAAATGACACAGATAACTAACAAAGGGAAGTCATTTATAAGAGCAGAGGTCTCTGAAAAACAAAAAGAATATATCGGACTTCTTGCTAAGCTAAGAGGTGTAACAACGCAAGAGCTTCTAGGTCAAGTTGTGGAACGTTTTATTGACAGGAATTTGCAACTTATTCAAGACTACAATAATGATTTAGATGCCTTAAACAGTAAGTCTAGACGCAGAATTAACATGAATACATAGGAGAAAACAAAATGGCAAATGAAATAGCTAAATTCGACACATTGACACCGCAACAAGCATTCAAAAGTCCAGCGGCGTTAGAAAAATTTAAGTCGGTATTGGACGGGAGTGAAACACAATTTGTTGCAAGTTTGTTGTCGATTATAAACAATAATAGTCACCTAGCTAAAGCTACAAATACAAGCATCATGAACGCTGCCATGAAAGCAGCGACTTTAAAACTACCGATTGAGCCAAGCCTTGGAATGGCATACGTAGTACCGTATAACAGAAACGAGAAGCATGGGAACACTTGGGTAAAAATAAACGAAGCGCAATTCCAAATGGGTTACAGAGGTTTTATCCAATTAGCGCAACGTAGTGGACAAATCAGAAACATAAACTGCGACATCGTTTACAAAGAGGAATTTTTGCGATACGACAAAGTTTATGGCACGTTACACCTCAAAGAAGAGCAAGTCGATAGCGGAGAGGTTGAGGGATATTTTGCAAGTTTGGAATTGATCAATGGATTTCGAAAGATGATTTTCTGGAAAAAAGAAAAAGTCATAGCACATGCTCAGAAATATTCTAAGACCTACGACAAGCAGATTGGAGATTTTAAACCAGGAACTCCTTGGAAAACCGAATTTGATGCCATGGCTCAAAAAACACTTATCAAAGAACTTCTAAGTAAGTATGCTCCTCTCTCAATTGAGTTACAGGAAGCTATTATGGCCGATAACGAAGATTCCAACGTAAACGAAGTGAAGAGAGCAAAGGATGTCACACCTACAGAATCTGACAATCTATCTGATTTGTTAGGTGCTCCAGAAGAAACAGGCGGAGTAATTGACCAAGAGCCAGAAAATGGTCAAATGGACATGCTAGAAGGGGAGGATTTCTAAAATGGTTGAAGAATTAAAAGATGTGACAGATAGCTTAGAGCTTGTTCCAGTAACAGATTTAGAGATTGGCTTTACTCTAAAAGCTGCTGAAATCGAAATCCAAGGTAAAGAAGTTTTGGAGCAAGCTTTAGAGTCTTACAAAAAGAAATACACTGGCTATATCGTTACAGAAGAAACTTTATCAGATGACATTAAAGTCAAAGACGAGTTGGGACGAGTACAGCGTCAGATTGAACAAGAACTTAAAAACCAGCTTTCAGAATACTCTAAACCTCTTGACGAAGCAAAGGCTTGGGTTGAAAGCATATTAGACCCTATCAAAACTTTGCAGACAGACATTAAAAATCAAATCAGGGAGTTTGAGGAGAGAGAGACAGAATCCCGAAAGGAAACGGTCAGAGAAGCTTTTGAATCTGCAATCGCAGAAAGTGGCACAGAACTTGACATCAAATTATTTGCTATTTACTTTGACGATTTCAGCAAGAAGAAGTGTTTTATGGCCGACAATGTGCGAATCAATCAAGCTACTTCTAAGATGATTGTCGGATTGGTTGCAGAAGAAGCCGCTAAGAAGCAACAACGTGAAGCTGGACTTATCCAGATTACAGAAGCGGCAGCTAAAGCTGGTTTCGGACCTACTGTCTACATTCGCAGTTATGACGAGGGAGCGAAACTTGTTGATGTTTTGCAAGCAATTCTTGATGATAAGGCATTAGCTGAAAGAACTAAAGCGGAAACCGAACTAAAAAAGCGTATAGATGAAATGACTGCTATCGCGGTGGCTAAAGGTTTGAACCCTGAAAAGTACGTTGATTTGCTAAGAGAGGGTCGCTCTGCTTTGGATACTATCGATATCCTACATGCAGACGCAGATGAGCTCAGACGGACTAAAGCAGAAGCGAAACAAGATACTCAGGGTCAATTCTACGCCCAAAATCAGCCTGAATTTGGGTCAGAAAGCAGTTCAGGGGGTAATTATACCCCAGAGAAAGAAACAGCCCAAAAATCGCAAAATATGGCTTCTGAGGATGGCGTTAAAAAATATGGTTACAAATTTACTGTAGATTTAATTTTTCCAGCAGAAAACGCAAAGGAAATAAAGGAGCGATTTAAAGAATGGCTCAATGCTCACGGTGTTCAATTTGAGCCACAAACAAAATCAGTAAAGGTGGAGATGAAATGACAATGGACTTACTTGGAAAAGACTACTACTCGGTAGATTCCGCACGTCGCTACTGGTCTATCTCGCAATACAAGCGATTTAGAGAGTGCGAAGCACGAGCGCTAGCAGAGCTGGAAGGAGAATGGGAAGACCAGAGAGACAACACGGCTCTCTTGGTCGGGAACATGGTCCACAGCTATTTTGAAAGTCCAGAAGTACATAAGAAATTTATGGATGAAAACGCAGATGCCATGATTTCAAAAACCGGAAAGACCAAAGGTCAGTTGAAATCCGACTTCTTGGTCGGCCAGCGCATGATTGAGCGACTGGAAGCTGATAAGCAGTTCATGGACTACTATGTCGGCCAGAAAGAGGTTGCTGTAACAGGCAAAATCGAAGGCGTGGAATTCAAAGGCAAGATTGACTGTCTCAATGTTGAAAAAGGGTATTTCGTGGATATTAAGACCACGAAATCTGACATTGATAGCATGGTCTGGATTCAGGATGAAGCAAGCGGACGAAATATTCAGGTCCGCTGGTTCGAAGCTTGGGGGTATGTCCTTCAGATGGCGGCTTATAAGAAAATGCTGAAAGAGCAGTATGGCAAGGAGTTTACCCCTGTTATCTATGCCGTGACTAAAGAATCTACTCCTGATACCAGAGCGATTGTTTTTCAATCTCAGGAAAAACTTGATTACGAGTTATCTGAGTTATCTATGCTTATTAAGCATCTTGACGATGTTAAAAAAGGTAAAGAATGGGCAACACCGTGCGGGCATTGCGAATACTGCAAAACGAAAGCTTTGAGCCAGCGTGTGGAGGTGATTTGATGATTCATCTATACGAAAATCATCTAGGCGGCTGGTACACGCTCGATCACTACGAAGAGCCAGATTACTGCGAAACGTGCAGGGAATGCGATGAATATATCGGCTCATTTCGTAGTATGGAAGATGTTGCGCTGAAGCTTCTGAAAGAAAATGCTTCAGATAAGGAAATCCGGCGAATAGCTGGATTGAAAGTGATTGTTAAATTTGAAAAAGTGAGGAAAAAATGATTAAAACCGTGTTTCTTTCATGTGATTATCCGCATCATGAGGCGATTGACGACCAAATAAATAGTTGGCTTGCCGAAAATCCAGACATTGAGTTGATTGACATTAAATTTCAATCAAACGTGTCTGCTGTTGCTGACAGTGGAGTCAGTGGTGAATATTGGCATACATCCGCATTGATTATTTACAAAGTTCAATCTTAGTAACAACTCAAAATTAAACAAGCCGTGCATTCTTGTAAAACTGCGAACTAGAAAGCGTCAAAAAAACGGTCGTGTGACTTTGGACGAGCGGCTGCCCGTATTTAGCCAAACTCACAACAGAGGCAGTCGCATTTTTTTGGAGAAAAACAAATGCTTAATAAAATCGATATACCAGGAACAACTATCACACTCGAAATCGTAGATAAGAACATCACGATCACAAATAAAATTGAATATGATATGCAGATGCATTTCAGAAATACGGACGCAGATGCTTCTCTTGATACAAGTGGCGACGTGTTCGAGC